CAGTTCGTCAAAAAACCAGGTGCAAGTATAGAACCCAGCTTCATCTTTGAATTTTGCTGTATACTTTTTCATAGTCCTGAGATTATTGGTAAGATGTGCCAAAATAAAAAATATCCAAATATTGCGATTGCAATGCTACCAAGTAACCCTTCTCGGTCAGTTTGGTAAAAGTCTTTGATGTACTCAATAATTTTTTTCATGTTAAATGTTTTTTACAGTGTATCCTAAATAAGTGTACCAATTGATTTTTTTTTGTAAAACTTCATCATTAAATTCTAATTCTGGAATTAAGATGGTAACCCATTCTGATGTCATTCCAACTTTAAAAATTTGAAATGCTTGGACTAAATTTTTTGAATTTTTCATTTTGTTATTGTTTAAGTGTTTACAAATATAAATATAATTATTAAATAAAAAAATTTTATATAATTTTATTTTAATAATATCCCAATTATTTATTTAACGGTCGTATAAAACAAAAATCCCTACCGATATGACCGATAGGGATTCTATTTACTTAAACCTATTTAACTATGAAAACACAAACCTACAAAATTTTTCCATCTTTAATCTGAATATTTTTAACTTTTGATTTACCGTTCTCAATTTCAACTATTGCAAACCCGTGATTGTGCATACTAAACGGCATATACTTTGGACTAAGATGAGTTAAGCAACCAGTACTATAAGTATTTATAAACTCTTTAAAGCCAGTCTTCTTCTGAGTTGTCGAAGTCCGATGAACATGACCTATTAACGTATTGCAAATAGTCTTGTTAAATAGATTCTGACTTGGATTTACTCCGCCTCCTCCATACAACTCATGACCGTGTAACACTAACAAATCGCCCATTTCCATTCCTTGCCAATCCTCGACCATCGTAATTCCTAATTTATCCAATCTAAAAAATATATCAAATTGTAAGTCGTGTAACTGCGCAAACTCTTCCGCTTGTAATTGTAATGACCTGGCAAATCGATTCTCGTGGTTGCCAAGTTTATAATAAATTGGAATTGTTCTAAATAAATCCCTTAACCTCTGCAAGAAATCCCGATTCATGTCGACCTCCCTTTTAAAATCTCGCATATCTTTTTCCTTTTCATGCCGAGAAATAGAATAAAAGTCTTGGATGTCGCCATTAAGATACAAGCAATCAATATCTTGCTCCTTTAAATGCTTAATAGCACAAGTCAAAGCCTGAAGGTCGTGATAAGGAAAGTGAATGTCAGATAGTATTCCAATCTTCTTTAAATGCGTAGGCAGTTTAGCCGAAACATATTCCTTGCCAATGCTTTCTTCGATGCCAAAGTTATCTAAAGTTTCAAGATTATAGTTTGCGACTACTGGCGGAATAATTTTATTAATTTCTTGTAATGACCTATCCTTCGAAGTTATATTCTTTTTAATCATAAACTTCCTTAAAGAGTCAGCATTTTGATAGCCGTACATTTCAAAGAATTGTTTATGGAAATCGGTTTTACTTAAGTTTGTAGAATAGAAATGCTCTCTAATCTTGATAATTTTATCTTCCATTTTCATATTCTTCCATTAAAACATCGACTAAAAATTCGATATTGTTTAAAACTTTCATTCTTAAAACGTATGCAGCATCATCAACGTGTTCGATGTTCTCCATTACATCCATCATCGTGTCAAGTAAATCCTTTGCCCTTGATTTTGGCTTGTCCATCGGTTCGATGTCAATTTTATACATGGAATATTCTTAAATATAAGTAACCAAAGATTATCAATCCTTGAAAAATAATGGTTAAGATACACCAAGTTGGAATGATATTCGTTATTTTTTCTTTATTAGTTGATGAATTATCGGTATGCAAACTGGAAACGTACATATTTTTATACACGTTTTCAATAGAATCGATATTTACCGTAGCTTGAATATTGCCCTTGTAAGACCTTATTATAATCTTACCTTGTGGCACGGTTATCTTTGAATAGAAAGTGTTTAAGATGCCCGTAGAATCGCAAGGATTCTCAATGATTAGCGTATCATATACCGCATTGAATTTAGTTATTACTTTGTAGTCACGAATCGTATCAATACGAATCTTTTCTTTTTCGATTATTATCGATTTTTGTGGTCGACATGAAATAAAAAAGTTTGCAATTAGCAAACCAATGAGTAGATTTTTCATGAAAAGTAAAGTTCTGATTCAGCGTTTCTTCGAAGTGTCAATCCATTTAAGACTTTGCCTCCGCTCTTATTCCATTTTAAAAACTCTAATTTAATTGACTTATCATTTGGGTCGGCATTTACTTTTTTAAGTAAAGTGCTTTTCTTTAAAGACCCAGCGCCCAAGTTATAGCAAAATGATACAAGGGCATCGAATTGGTTCTGATTAATGTCATCACGGCAAAACGAGTCAACGCTCCGTTCATAATGTTTAATTACATTTAAAAAAATATCGGTTGCTCTTGCTTCGCTAATGGGTGCATCGGTCATTCTAACCTTTGTGCCATCTTCGTAATAAGTGCAACCGATTGATATCGTTGGAATACCAGCTGGACATAAGTAAGGCTTGAGTTTAACTCCCTCAAACTTCTTTATTAGGCTTAGTCCTTTTTGGCTTATTTGGTTGATTTTCATCTAATTTTGCTCTCAATTCTACATTTTCAGAACGTAGGTTATGAATCTCAGTTGTCAATGATTCCACTTTATCTTTCAAATCAGCAACCTCTGCCTTTAAATCAGTTGCCATTTCCCTCCAAATTTTAATTGCTTCTTGAACGTTTGTAATCTCGGAAGATTGTACCTCAATTTTTTCTTTCTTGCGACCAAATAGCCAGGTAATTAATGAACCAAATAAACCCGTGACTCCTGGTATTACTATCTCTTCCCAATCATTCATTATTCGCCTCCAGTTTCAGGTGCAACTTCTTCTTGGATTGGAGTAATTACTCTCTCTTTTAAACCTAATGTTTCAAGCGCCCATTTAACGATAAAAGAATCATCGACTCCCCATTGCGAAACGATTGGCTCAGGAATAATCAGATTGCCTTCTTCAATCATTGGATTAAATTGGCTCATTAGTTTAAAATATAAAGTTTGCTCAATGCCTTCAAGAGAATAATTAACAACTCGAATTTCTACTCGGTCTGCTATTTCCCTAACTCCTTTAACTGGCTCAATGAATACTATCATATTAGTCTTTAATAAATATTTCTAATAACTGCGCTTTTGCTAACACGGTAAACGACTCTGAATCTTTTACAAATCCTTTTAAAGTTTCTTGGTCTGACTTGTCTAAATCTAAGACCTCGCCCTTAAATAGTTTCTTTGCCCAATCCCAAAATTTAAGTGCATCTCCTTTGGATGCGGAGGCTAATGCGCCAGCTAACATTTTGCCAGCGTTACCACCCTCAAATACTTGGTCATCAAGACCGATAAAGTCAAAGTTAAAATCTAATTTCATTTGGTTGTTTGTTTAGTTTACAATCATAAATAGCTATTATTCAAAATTTTACCAATATGAATATGTGCCATTTGAATTAACAACTATTTCAAATGTTGTATTTCTATATTTAGGCTCGTTATTTGCTCGGTTAATTGTAATTCCATCATAGGGATTATAATCTCCACTTTTGGATACTATCAAATTTCCTTGATAATAAATTCTATAATAAATTCTTATGCCAAAATTAGTAGCATCTTGATAAGGATAAGAAGTATTTAATGCACCATTTGTTGTATCTCTTGGCGGATTTACTACATAAATTACTTGAGTTGCAAAGAATTGTTGGTTAATAAATCCCATTGAATATTGCGGACTATAATTAGCCTGGTTATTAACTGAGAATGAATATGTCAATCCATTAACATCATTAGGAATACGATTATTAGTCGTTTGAAATATTGGTAAAAACGTATAATTATTAGACCATATTGTCGTTATGTTTCCTGATTCAATTAAACTATTATTTACATAATTTTTATTTAATGTAACTCGCTTTCGTGGAACGGTAATGTTAAGTGCATCGATAATTAAATTATCTTCAGGTCTTAAATTTTCATCTTGGCTTACCGTTGACATACGATAATATGTAATTGGTAAACTAAAAAATATATAAAATCCGTATTGACCAACTGGAACGGTCACATTATCTTTTTGAGTAAATACCGCAATATTAAAAGCTGACCCTTGTGAAAATGTAAAATAATCAGTATTGTAAGAAACTTGTACATCATCTACAACTCTAAAAGGAATAGGTAATTCAAACTCAATTCTTACTTTTGAATCATTTGTACTTGGGAAACTATTTATAGTTAAAATAGTCCCATTATAAATTAAATCCGTTGGCGCTGCATTTGCATTTATGCTTGTCCCATTATAATAACTTTGGTTATCTATTACCCTTGTAAATGAAAATATAGGAGTACTAAATACATAAGTTGAGACCGTATTACTTGTCGCATTATTGTTTAAAATACTGCCACCATAAGCCGAAGCAAAATTTGTGTAATTGCCTACGGTTATTGCTCTTACTAAAAATTTAAATTGCCCAAAATAACCAGCTTGCAAAGAAGCATTTGTTGTAAAAGTTACTGACCTACCATAAATATTTAAATCAAAAATATCAGGCTTGCTAATTAAACTTACATATTCAAAGCCACTTGCTAAGTCATCGTACATCACAATTTGACCTGAAGTTGCAGCGCCTAAAGTTCGCATTATAATTTCAACCTCTCCTGACTGATTAAGATTAAAAGCGCCAGGCATTGTTTTTGATAATGTCATTTGTGGATAGCCATATTGACAAGTGCCTGATTGATTTGCTGCCGCTTGTCCATTAGCATCTAACCATTGGTTACATAAATCAGTTGCCTGATTGTTTGCATTTGTATCCGCATCCGCTTGGCTTATAGTACTTGTATAGGTAGCCGTAAAGAAAGGAGAATAAACCTCTTGGAATGAACCTATTCCGTAGGCATCGCAATTATTCTTTTGGATTGTACGAACTAATCTTTTAGTTACTGAACTTGTCCACGTTGGCACTCCACCAACTCCCGTATAAACCGTGTTTGAAGTCTTGGTTATTGTTTCGCCTCCACCTTCAACGCTTGCAAAATTTGAATAAGTTCCTTGAGTATTGGTAGTAACGTAAATCGTTATTACTGCCCCAAATCCTACGGGCAAAGAAGAAGTAAAGGTAGCCGTTACTTGTTGCCCTGATATGCTAAATCCCCAAGCTGGAGTATCTCTTTCATACCTTACAAAAGATAATCCATTTGGAATGTAATCCCGAACAATTATATCTCCCGAAGAATTAATCTGACCATTGTTTGCAATCGTTAACCGATAAGCAAATTCTACTCCTGAGTTTACGCTTGTAGGTGCAGTCTTTGAAATCGTTATATAAGGCGCTGGTACATTACACCTTTGACAATAAAGATACCATTCAGTCGGGAATACCGTTGGAAGACTGCCGTCAGGTCTTGGAGTATAATATTGATTTAATGGGATAGTTTGCCCACTTGAATTTTGAAGTTGACCAAGTTCCGCTTGTGTAATGGAAATTGGAGGATTCGCTTGCGATTCCCCCGTCATTTCATTATAAACATCGGCAAAAGACATTTCGCCACTTCCTTGTAATGGCATTTATTTAGAAGCTAAAAGTGTTTCTAAATTCTTTATTTTAGTATTTTGTTCTTTAATCGCTTCAATTAATAAAGCTGATATGTTTCCGTATTCAACTCCAAGAATACCATCGTTTCCTTTATTTACAATCTCAGGAAGAACCGTTTGAATCTCTTGAGCAATAACTCCAGCGTGGCGCTTTGAGTCATCTTCTTTTAACTCATAAGTATATCCGTTGATTTGCTCTACTTTTTCCAAAGCATTTTCAATCTTTAATATATTTTTCTTCAAAATTATATCTGAGTTTGCAGTAATTGTTCCCGTTGCTCTAATAGCACCATTAACATAAAGCCTTTCTCCATTGTCAGTTGAAGTATTTAATAAAACATTCCCACCAGATAATCTTAATTTATTTAATGAATAAAATTCAGTTTGACCTGAATCTGAATAAATATAATTTTTTAAAGCATCCCCTACTTTTTGAACAAACATATTATCAGTTGAGCCATTCATTTCAAAATTCCCCCTACCAGCTGCTCCAAAATATGAAGAAGTTGTCCCTAAAAGTAAATAGCCAGCAGAAGTAATGGTCATTTTTGTAGTAAATGAAATAGCAGTATTAATTGTACCCGAAACCGCACTCGAAAAAGTCATTGAACCATCTGAGTTTAAGGCAATTCCAGTAGTTGCAGCAGTTGCTTTATATCTCCATTCGGTATTAAAATACGCATTTGACATTATATAAAATGAACTACCAATTGAAAACATACCGCCACCACCAACTAAATCAAAACCTTTTGATAAAGTATTAGTAAAAGGAGTAACTCCAAAACCTAAATTACCATCAGCGGTAACCATAAGCCTTGTAGTGGCACTTGTTTTTAACAAAATTACACCATTTGGAGAAGTCCCAAAAGTTGTTGTTCCAGCTTGTATAGTTATTGAACCAGCTTCATCAGCTCTTTCATTTCCAGATAAATATATTGTACCTCCTCTTGTAGGGCCATCTACACTTGCTCCAGTTATTGCCAAATAACCACTATCAGAACCATCAGCAGTATTTAATCCTAATACCGAATTTGCTACTAATAAAATATTATTGCCACTTTCAAAAATAGCACTATTCCCTATTGTAGTACTTGAAGTAAATTTAGCGTGATAACCAGTTGTTCCACTTAATGCATTTGCCTTACCGTTAAAAGTATTCCAATCCGTTGAAGATAAGAATCCCGAAACTGATGAACTTGCTTGCTTAACTTGTATAGAAGTTCCAGCGCCAAGAACTGCACCCGTTCCTCCCGTAATTGTTAAGACCGAACTTGTGGCTTCGGTTAAATTACCACTTGTAAGACTAATTACTCCCGTAGTATTATTATATGAAACTGCTCCACTTGCTGAAATTAATGCTCTTACACTTGCATCCGTATAAACCGTACCTGAATAACTAATTGCACCCGTAGTATTATTATAAGTGATTCCTGTGCCTCCACTTAATGAAGTGTAAGAAATACCTCCAAGTCCAGCAAGAGTGTAATTAGGTACGTTTATTACTCCCGTTGTATTGTTGTAGGTAGATGCGCCACTATCTCCCGTAGTTGTAATTGAAATCAATGCTCTAACTGAAGAATCCGTGTAAACCGTGCCACTATAAGAAATAGCACCCGTAGAACTATTATAACTTATTCCCGTGCTTCCACTTAATAAAGCACGAATGGAAGCATCGGTATAAACCGTTCCCGAATACGAAATAACACCCGTGCTTGAATTATAAGAAATGCCCGAAGTTCCCGATAAGAAAGTTGCACTAATTCCACCAAGACCAGCAAGCGTGTAAGTAGGTACATTTAAGACACCCGTTCCACTTGAGTAAGTAGATGCGCCTGAGTTACCCGTTACCGTTAAGCTAATAGCACCTCTCGCCCTTGCATCCGTAAAATACTTATTTGTCGGAGTGGCAAGTTCTTGAATGTCATCAGTATCTAAGACAACCGTTCCAACTAATCCGTTTACCGAAATTACTGCTCCACCAATCGCAGCTTGAAGTTCAGCAATAGTC